GAAAGGAGTCTTGATTGCCAACAACCGCGCCTGAGAAGATCATCACGCCCTACTGGTTCCAAGAGGACACGCTGGACGCTGTAGACGAGGGCATACGAGGTGAATCATGACGAAACGTACTAGCTCGATGGTGATGCACAGGCCAACAGTACCGGCAGAATGGATCTGCAATAGCTGTGGCAAGGTCGTTCTCAATAAAGCATGGGAAGGTATGCGAGGAATGGAGGCTCATATGTGGTTCGTGTGCCATTTCAAAGGCGGCGTAGCTGGGAACGTGTGGATGACTAGACGATACTGCCCAGCGTGCGCAGAGAAAGTATGTGCTACGTTGAACGTGAGCGAAGAGGACTGAATGACAACGATAGCTCCTGAGAAGACCGTACATCCATATTGGTTTCAGCAGGCGACACTGCCTATTGATGATCTTGATGGGGAGTTATCCAGTAGCGAGGAGTGGTCTTACGGAACTGATGCACGGTTCATAGCGATGATGGGAGGCACGGGTGGTGGCAAGACGTTCTGGGGGCCGCGCTGGTTGGCAGATAGAATCATGCGTGATTATCGTGATGGTAATGGCAAGGAGGCTCAATACATAGTTGTTGGGCGTACCCACAGAATGACGATAGACATCCTGGTTCCTGAACTAAGAAAGTGCTTCAAGGATACTTACCTTGAGGGTGCGTGGCACGCATCCAAGTCTTCATACACGATTCCGTCAACCGGAGGGACTATCTACTTTAGATCCGCTGATGAGCCATACCGCATTGAGGGGTTCCATACGCGGGGAATATGGGTAGATGAGCCAAGTGAAATGCCTGCTCTTATCTGGATCGTTGTGCAGTCTCGTGTCGGGTTATATCAAGCGCCTGTCTTATTCACAGGCTATCCGACAGATATGGGATGGTACTACGAATCCATATTCAAACCTTGGGAGAATGGCGATCCCGATTACTGCTGTGTTCAATTCGACTCTACTGAGAATCCGATGTATTCGCAGAAGGAAATGGATCGCGCAAAGGCTACGCTACCAGGCTGGCTGTACGACATGCGACATCGTGGCAAGTTCAGGAAACCTTTCGGCCTCGTGTACCCAGACTTTGACGCGAGCTGCTACGTTGAGCCGTTCGACATACCTGAAGACTGGCCGACTTATGCGATCGTTGACCCAGGCGTACACTATGGGGCGCTGTTCATGGCGTGGAATCAAGGCGTCTACTACGTCTACAACGAATACTATGAGGAGCAGGTGAAGTCAGCACCAGAGTACGCCGAAGCGATGCTTGCCAAGGTTGAGGGCGTGAGCCAAGGCTGGCTGTATGACCCCGCTCGACTTACCGACGCGGTGAACCTTGCTGCTGCTGGCTGTGGTCCATTCTACAAGGCAATGAATCCAGTCAGGCCAGGTATCGTTACGCTTACAGGCCTAATCAAGACAGGGCGGTTTAAGGTGATGCGAGGGCGCACGCCTGCTTTCACTGACATGATGGCAAAGTACCGATGGCCTACCGACCCTGTGACTGGCAAGGTGGTTGATGGCGCAGAGAACCCGATTAAGAAATACGATCATTTGCCCGACTGCGCACGCTATGGGGCGCACACGCTGGAGAGCGCACCGCTTGAGGAACGTGGTATAATGGAAGTGGATCTCGGAGAGGAGATCAGTCCGTACTAGGAGGTGATTGCTATGCCAGAAGAGAAGCGCACATACTCTACATTTACAGGAGCTGAGGAGATTCCTCTAGGCTCGATGCACCACCCGGGGGGCCGCATCCGGCAAAACACGCGAAGTTGCGAACGTCGTATCCATGCGATAAAATGAGGCGTCATGAAAGAACAACGCATTCCGATGATAAGCGGTGACGAATACGATGCGCTTACTCAGTGGAAGAACGTCTGCTTCTGGCAGGCAGGACAGAGAAAACGAATCAAGCGTAGGTACAGGAAGCGCGTTCGTCGGCTTGAGCGTGAAAATCACAACCGCCTATCCATGCGATTAAATGCGGTTGGCTCGACGGCGATTGGAGCATTGAAAAGGAGGCGTGATGGAAGGAAAGAAGATCACCGTTCACATCGGAAGGATAGGTGAAGATCCACGGTTCCCAGGTGAAGGCATCCTGTGTGTGGACATTGTGGTTGACGGGACTCCGCATATTCGATTGCACAAAGGAGACGACCTCAATTTGACCAAGGAGGCGTGATGATGAGGGCTACCAAACGGCTTGACGCAATTGAGCTGAGACTCAGGCAGTTGGAGTGCTGCCATACAAATACGAAATTCGAGCAGACAACTTGCTCATCGTTCTTAAGAGGAACATGGGAGGAACCCATCGTAGAAGTCTGTATTGATTGCGGGAAAGTGTTTCGTTCATTCAGCACAGAGAGGGAGTATCTTGAAGCTGCCCGTGTCAATGCCATGCGTGCGGTAGAGATAGCAGAGAAGCGATTGGCTGACGAGGACTAACATGCCCCAGCTCCAATTCGACGCCAAGGTAACGTCCAAGGATGGCACGATGCTGCTGTATATCCGTGGTCCGTTCAACACTGAGGATGGACAGAGCTTCCAGTTCAAGGTGTTCCCGGTGACTGACATGCGCGATTGGGCGCAGATATGGAAGGTAAAGGAGGTAGAGGATGAGCGCGATAAGCTGGCCTGAGGCATTTATGCTGGTTGGGTTATTCGTCAGCCTAGCCTTTATGGTGGCGGCTATTGCAAGAGGACCGCGAATCATACACGTTCACCATGACGATGAGGAGGTAGAGGATGAGTAGCCGACCAGGAAGCAACCGACCGACGATGCAGAAGCCGAAGAAAGGACCATCCAATCGGTTCAAGCGCAAGCTCGCGTCAGGTATGCTTGGCAAGTTCTGTGATTCCAGGAGCTACAAACGAGGGAAGCCGGATGTGGGGCGGAATTCTCCTTGCCCTTGCGGGTCTGGGAAGAAGGCGAAACGCTGCTGTCTGAAATAGGAGGCGCGAAATGATATACATCGTGAGGTCAGGTGACAGCTATGTGTCCGACGTTGAGACGTTAGAGATGATCGGCAACCGAAAGAATCCTTCCGATGCGGCTATGAGAGCGCATAGGATGTCTCTCAAAGAAGCTGCTAGTGTCTTAGATCGCATGAGTCGTGATGGCCTAAGTGCAGAATTAGTCGAGGTGCACGTCGGACGACCGCCTGAGTAGAGGAGGAATAATGGCCTATTCAATCGTCACCCTATCCGACATGATCGACGCGTTCGACAAAGAGCAGCCGAAGCCAGGGCGTGAGACGACCACGTTCATCAAGCGTTGGAAGCTCAAGGAGATGGAAGAGAAGCACAGGACGCACGCGTATCTTGTCGAGGCCGTGCGTGGGATCAACCGTGCGGAGATCCAGAACATCAGCGAGACGAAGAAGTTTAGGGATGAGCAGAAGAAGCTGCTTGCAGAAGGTAAGAAGGAAGGCGGCCATCGTGGAGGTAAGACGACTCAAAAGCGCCGTATGATTCGTGACGGGACGTTCGCGGTGGAGAGGGAGGCATGATGAAAGTCTATCTAGTAAGCAAGGGGTGTTATTCAGACTTCACTATCATCGGAGCGTTCTCTACGCTAGAGAAAGCGAAAGACGCTGTGGATTACTTCAATGCGAATGAGGGCATTGATGAATATGAGATAGATTCTGAGGCTAAGCAGCGTCCGGCTGGCATGAAAGCGTTCAGAGTTGCGATGGATAGAGAAGGTAATGTTATCGTAGACGAATGGAACCATAAACAAGTGATACATGAATGCTCCGGGAGCTACGCAGACGATAATACAGTCTTTGGATATGGCGGATACAGAGAGACGCCGACTCACGCATCATTCCACGTATGGGCGAAAGACGAAGAACACGCCATCAAGATCGCCAACGAGAAACGCGGCGCTGTATTGATCGCTGATGAGTGGCCCAAGTGACGCCACGGTTTGCACAACAGCCGCAAGTGTGCTATAAATAGAGGGTGACAGGGAGATCGCTATGGCCAAACCCACTGTTGCATCGTTGAGAGAAAACGTCCGCGTAATGCGAGACAACTACCAGGAGCGTCTAGCCGAGCTTGAACTTGAGCTAGAGGATCGTGGATGGGATAAGCTATCTGGCGGGTCAGACACTGAGTTCACGCGTAAAGCTCTTCGTGCAATCTGCAAAGAGTCTCTACTCTTCTACCTCAAAAACCCTCTGATCGGTCGCGCTGCCAAGACTCAGGCCAACTACGTGTTCGGCAATGGCGTCACAATCAAGGCCAATCACCCCGTAGTCGATGAGGTTGTGCAGGCGTTCTTAGCTGACAGGAAGAACCGCAAGGCGCTCACGAATATCCTGTCGATGGTCAAGGCTGACAAGGATTTGGCAATCGACGCAAACCTCTTCCCCGTGTTCTTCACGAACAACGCAGGAGACACGAGGCTCAGCATGGTTCCGTTCAGCGAGATTCAAGACATCAAGACGAACCCCGATGACCGCTACGAGGCTTGGTACTATGAGCGTCAGTGGTCGCAGACACGCGACACGCTAGGGCGGTTCAATACTATCCGCAAGGAATACTACCCCGATTGGTGCTATCACCCTGACGATGAGATAGACAACATTGATGGCAAGCCTGTGAACTGGGACAAGCCGATGATGCACGTCAAGGTCAACGCTGCGCTAGATCAGAAGTTCGGTACTTCAGAGCTATATGCTGCCCAAGACTGGGCGCGAGCATACAACCGATTCCTAACCGACTGGGCTACGATTGTTCGATCCTACGCCAAGTTCGCTTGGGCGATGGTGAAGAAGACTGGATCGGCGGGGCGAATTGCGGCTAAGGCGAAACTAGACTCGAAGCTATCGAGCGACCAATACAAGCCAGCGCCTGCCGCTGGTTCAGTCTTCATCAGCGATGCAGATACGAAGATGACGCCGATGCGTACAGCGGGTGCTACGACTTCGGCGGAAGACGGGCGGCGGTTGTTACTGATGGTCTGCGCGGCCACTGGCTTGCCTGAGACGTTCTATGGCGATGCCTCGGTAGGCACATTGGCGACCGCACGCTCTCTTAACCGACCTACAGAGCTGGCCTTCTCACTTAGGCAGCTCCTATGGGAGAGCATCTGGGAAGACATCTGCGAGTTCGTCATTCAGACGAAGGCGGATGTTGGATACAAGAGCGATGATCCTGAGATTAAAGGGAGTCTGACGGGCGAATGGCAAGACGACGCCTGGGAAGAGCAGCACTTTGTCTATGCCGATGACACCGAGAACGAAGACCCTGATATGAAGGGCAAGCCGATTGACACGTCAGTAAGCGTTGACTTCCCATCGTTGGTTGAGGACAACCAGAAAGAGCAGGTTGAAGCCATTGTATCGGCGGCGACTCTCAACGGTAGTACGCTGGCTGGGACGCTTGACGCGGAGTACACGACTGAGGCACTCTTGCGGGTGCTTGGTGAGACGTCCATCGAAGAAGTCATGAAGAAGCTGTTCCCCGAGGGCGAGGAACCTGAAGCCGTCGCTGTAGCTGGCGCGGTCAACGATCTGCAACAGGCGATTGAGGCGCTGTCAGAGACGCAGAACGTGGAACGCGGCGAGACGGTTAGCACGCTTGCGGCTGCGCTCATTGAGGCGATGAAGGAAAGCAAGGAGGCGGGAGATGTATCTACCGATTAAGGTCGTTGAGATGAAAGGTGCAGAAGGATCTGAAGCTGAGTCAGTAGTCATTCAGGTTGAGCTGAGGGCTGGCGACCAGATCAGAATACATGAACCATCTGCTTTTGGGGTGGAGTTTAGACCGTTTGAAATCATAAAATTTGAGCCTGTTGGTGGTCAACGCGGTATTGCAATGAGGACGCCTGATGGAGATCTGATCCATTACGGGCCTGGATCTACAATCGAAGTATTCAGACCTGACGAAGTAACCAAGGACGCCTCATGATCGCGCAACAGAGTCTCGCAACCAAGACCAAGGCACTCAAGGAACGACTCGGCAATCTCGCCATTGAGAAGCTTAGCGCCATTGAACGTATCGACGCGATAGGCGAAGAGACGCGACAGATCGCCCTTCTGCTGACGGTGTTCGGTCCGATGTCTAAAGAGTTGGCACAGGACGCGGCGGCTGAGAAGTCGATGGGCGAGCAGATGGATTCGATGGCGGCAAGGATATTGAGCCTGGAAGAGGCGGTGTGTGATGAATGATCCAATGACAAGGCGACAGATGATTAGTTACTTCTTCAGTCTTGGTAGGCTTGCAGACAAGTCATTGAGTCAGTGCTTGCGTGAGTTCCAGATGGACGGTGCTGCTGTAGATGATCCAGAGGGGTCGAGATTTGTCAGAATAAGCGAGACGCTATGGACGATTATCGTTGACACAATCGAGGAGATCGAGGAAAGCAAGGAAGCTGATGAGAAGGAACTTATGATGCCCCCTGACTAGCACCGGATGTCTCGCCAGAGTTTCAAGTTGCGCGGTCTCTCTACTTGAGGCCGTGTCTGCTTTGGAAAGGAAGCGAGATGTTGACCGGCTAGAGAAGAACGTCGCCAAGTGGTTTAGCTGGCAGGGTAGGCTTGTTGCGAAGAAGCTCCCATCGCTGAAGAAGTATTTCCAAGAGTCGGCGGTAAGCGACATAGACTCGATCCTAGACGGCGCGTTCAAGACAACGATCAACGACGGCGAGCGGTTCATAGTTGACGGGTTGCGCGATGGTGTAGAGGCTGGCTGGGATGATCTGTCTGACGAGCTGTCAATGCAGAAGGCGTTCGCGCTAGATGATCCCAAGGCAACCGCGTGGGCTAAGGAGCGAGCTGCTGAGGCGGTGTCAGAGGTCAACGATACGACCAAAGAGACTATCCGCAACATGGTGAGCAAGGGTATCGAAGAGGGTAAGGATTACGATACCGTTGCCAAGCAGATCTCCAAGCGATTCTCTGAGTTCGCCATCGGCAAGCCTCAGGAGCACATCCAGTCTAGGGCGCACTTGGTCGCAATCAATGAGAACGCCGTAGCCTACGAGCACGGGCAGCGCGAGCTAGTTGACGAGATTACGGATGCGGGTATCGACATGGCTAAGTCTTG